CTCTCACTAAATTTATATCGAACACTATAACCTGTATACTACTCCTACCTGTCATTTTCCTTGCTACCTGTGGGTTTATTATCTATTGGGTGTGTAAGTTTCCATTTTGGTATATGGAACGAAAGAAGTGGTATAGAAATGAGAAATAAAAGACATCAATATGCATTTAAAAATTTATAATAATACTTTACTTGCACCTCTAAAATGTGGTACAAGGTATTTGGATATGGTATTTAATCATACTGGTGTTGGATTTGATATAATTGAATTTAAAACAAAATTATTTTTACCAAATATTACGGATATTGTAGTGAGACCTCCATTAGAACATCTAACATCTGCATTACATACTGCTATATTAACTTTTTATAATAATGATGCCGATGAACGTCATAACGATGCATCAATTGATTTAACATCTATAATAGATGAATTTTGTACATACGAAAAAACAGATGAGCAAAATACTCATTGGAGATATGACCTATATGAAACATTATATTGGTTATGGAGACGAAATAAAAATAAAATAAACATAATAGAGTTAAAAGATTTATCATTATACTTACAAAAACTTAATATTAAAAAATTACCAAAGTATAATTCAAAAGATTATGATTTTCATTTTTATCCAAACTGGTGTACAAAAGATGAAATTATGTTATTTATTAAAACAAACTATCCGAAACATTGGGAAAATCTAATGACACAAATTGAAGAAGCCAATAAATTTTATGATTATTTAATAAATAAAGAACTTATAGAAATAAAATTATTATAATTATATTTTGGTAAATTAAAATACTTTTTGTATATTTGTAATACAAATAATTGCAATGATAAAAAAAATAAATAAGTTATTAACAAATGATGAATTAATTTATTTAAATTCATTATGTAATAATTTTATTGAGACTAGTGAATTTAGTATTAAATCTAAAAATAATTACTACATTAGAAAAGTATTAGATTCAAAAACCGATTTATTAGAATACCAACAAAAAGTAAAGATACATTTAGGAAGTGAGTATGAATTAGAGGGAATTTGGATTAATAAAATAAATCCAACCACTAACCAAAATGATATTTTTCATAGAGATTATTCCGATGCATCGATTGTTACATACCTTAATGAAGACTTTGAAGGAGGAGAATTTCAGTATATTTTTGATAATGAAAAAATAAAAATAAAACCAATTATCAATTTAAGTCTAATAATGGATAGAACAATAGACCATAGAGTTCTTAATGTAACTAAAGGAGAAAGATTTAGTTTAATTTCTTTTTATACAAAACTACAAAAAAAAGAAAAATCTTTAATATAATAAAAAACATAAATGAAGTTTATATTAACATTTGCAATTGCAATTATACTTTTGTATTCAATTATTGGTTGGAAACGAATCTTTGACAGATACCAAATGTATTTATCAAAAGAATATTGGACTAACTATAATACAATTGAATTAGCAGCCTGGATGGCAAAGGCAATCATTATCATACCTGGTTTAATTTTTGGTATTGAGTTGTGGTATATGCATTTTCTAACACTACTTACATCTTCATTATTAATTTGGGCATCAATGAGAAAGTCACTACCTACGCTTATCCTATTCAATACAATATGGATATGTATATCATTAACAATATTAATACGACATTTAATACCTTAATATGAAAAAAATAGTAATAATTGGTGGGGGAACTGCTGGTTGGTTAACTGCACTTGTTGTTAATAAATTTTGGAAAAATACCGAAGTAACGTTAATAGCAAGTTCTGAAATTGGTATATTGGGTGCAGGCGAAGGAAGTACTCCAAATTTTTCAGATATATTACGTTCATTAAATATTAATCAAAATGATTTTTTTTTAAAAACCGGTTCAACGGTAAAAGAAGGTATAAAATTTTTAAATTGGACAGAGGAAGGTTCAGTTGCATTTCATGGATTTGGTACTCCCGACACAAATTCATTTTTCCAAAAAAAACCATTTCATTTTGATGCATCACTGGTTGCTAAATATTTTAAAAAAATTGCAATTGATAGAGGAGTTAAATGGATTGATGGTAAAGTTATTAATATTAATAATACAAATGAAACTATATTAAATTTAGAATTACAAGATGGTACAATTATCGATTTAGATTTTGTATTTGATTGTAGTGGATTTTATAAAATAATAATAGACAAAGTTCATAAAGAAAATTGGATAAGTTATTCCGATTATTTAATAATGAATAAAGCTTTTGGATTTTTCTTACCACAAACAAATAAATACACAATAAACGATACTCAATTGACACATTTAACCTCAATGAAACATGGTTGGATGTGGCAAGTCCCTTTACAACATAGATGGGGTTGTGGATATGTGTTCAATGATAATTATATATCGGTTGACGAAGCTAAAAAAGAAGTTGAGGAAACATTAGGTTATGAAATTAAAATACAAAAAGTATTTGATTTTAATCCAGGTAGGTATGAACGTAGTTGGATAGGTAATTCCATATCAGTTGGGTTATCATATGGATTCTTAGAACCATTGGAAGCAACCTCATTGATGTCAATAATAATGCAATTAAAAAAACTAATAGAGATTGATTTTGATAATAATTTTAAAAATGATTATAATTTAGCATGTTCAGAAGTATTAGAACAAAATATGCTATTTACTAGATATCATTATTTATGTGAGAGGGATGATACTCAATTTTGGAAAGATTGTGTTGCTATGCCTATTCCGATTAAATTAAAAAAAATTATTGATTCAAAAAATAATTTAATACCAATATCAAACAATGATTTAATTAAAATGTTAAATTTAACTAATACAAAACCACATGAAATAACATTTTTTCCGTATAGCTATAATGTCATAAATTTAAAAAATAAAAAAATAATAAAAAAAGAATTATTATAATATGAAAAAAATATATTTTGATGAAACTACATTTATATGGAAGAGTAAATTAAATTTGATTAATGATAAAGAAAATTTTCTAACTGAAGCATCAGAAATTATAGAATCTCAACCTAATATTAAAACGGATGGGTTTGGTTATAAAAAAGAATGGAATCAAAATTTAAATTTTATTGGTGATGTTACTATTGAAACAAAATTAGATGAAATAATTCAAATTAGTATCAATGAATGTAAAAAATTGTATGAAGAAAAAAATACAACATATAATAAAATTAATACGGATGCTTGGGTAAACGTAGTTCGTTCAAAAAACCCAGTTCAAATTCAATTTCTTCACGAAGAGTTAAAAAATGTTGATAAGTTTCATACTCATAGTGATATAAATAAAAAAATGAAATCATTTATACCACATTATACTTATGTTTATTATATACAAATGCCCAATGTGATGAACAATGAAGATGGTGTTCTTTATTTTAGAAGTAAAAATGGAAAAGAATATTGGGTTAGACCAGAGGAAGATGATTTAATTATAATGGAAGGTGATATGCCACATTCACCCAATAATTCACCTAATTCAACAATTGATAGAATTGTATTAGCAGGAAATGTTGGGTTTGAATTTATTAAAAAAGAAAAATCAGTAATATAATGTTTATCAAATACATAGAAAATTTTTTAACGGAAGCAGAATGTAAATCTATTATAAATTTAGGTAATTCTACTGAATTAATTCAAATGAAATCTTCACGCTTTGTTAATGGTAAACTTATTGCAGAAAATTTAGAGTATGAGGGTAATAAACGAATGGGATGTTATTTTACTAATGAATTATTAAATTTACCTATACTCAAAGACTTATCAAATAAATTAATCACATTATCAAATGAATTAAATCCATACAATGGAGTTACCTATAATAAAATTTTAAAGTATTCGTTTAATCAATACGGAATTGGTGATTTTTTAGATTGGCATTCTGATAAACATGAAGTATTAAATGGGGCAACGATTACTTATATTATTCAGCTTAATGATGATTATAAAGAAGGAAATATAAAATATTCAATTAATGATATTGAATATTCTATTGAAAAAAAACAAGGTAGTATTTTTATATTTGATTCAAATATTTTACATTCGGTAGATAAAATATTAGATGGTGTTCGTTATTCATTAAATGTATGGCCCTCCAAAACAATTAAAAAATCATTAATATAAATGTTAGTAGATAATAAATTTTTATATTTAAGTTTGCCAAGATGTGCATCCACATCGTTTTATATAACGTGTTTAAGAAATAATTTAGATACTAAATTTTTTAATCAATTTGAATATAATAAATATTCAGATAGAATTGACTTAAATTTAAATAACGAAAATTTAGCTGATTTTATTATCCATAGTCACGAAAGACTAATAGATATAACTACAAAATTTGGCGATAATTATGATATTATTGCAGTCAAAAGAGATAGACATATAAGATTTATTTCTGCTTGGAAGCATCTTATTGATTTGGCAGAAATGCAATATGAACCCGAATTAGCAAAAATATTAAAAGGAATGTCGGCCGATGATATTCTTTTTTATAAAAGTGAAGACCTAATTTCAAATATCTCACAAATTGATTTAATTAATAGATTTGCAGAAAAAAATGGATTTAGTAAATATTTGGATAACTATTTGATAATAATGTTGGGTATTGTAATAAAACAAATATCGTGGTGGACTAATCACAACTTCAAAATAAAATGGTTTGATTTTGATAAATTAAATGAAATGGAAGAATGGATATCATTAAAAATAGGAAAACCATTTAAATTAGAAAAATCAAATAGTAGTAAACATTTTGAATGTAATTTAATATTAAATGAAAAGTTTGTTAAAAAATATAATGATATTTATGATTATTATGATTTACCAAAATTAACTAAAACATTACTATGATTGATTATAAAGAAATAATTGACGCATGGAAAACTTCGTTTAATCCAACTGAGCTTGAAACTGAATTAGCAGAAAAACGATTAAATATTTGCTTAGGATGTGATTATAGAAAAGAAATTTTAAAGGGAATAAAATGGTCTGCAATATGTGGTGATTGTGGATGCCCCATAAATAAAAAAATATTCTCTAAAAATTTTAATCCATGCACTCAAAAAAAATGGAAAGAAGTGGATTCTAAATATATAAAACCGATTCCAAATAAAAATAAAAATACAGTAATATAAAAAAATCATTTAAATAATTTTTTGAGATATTTATACTAAAGTTAAGATACATTTATGAAAGCAACAATAATTGGTAGTGATTTACTACAAAAAACTGATTCTGTTAAATTTTTAGAAATAAATACAAACACTACCATTTATAACGATGGTGCATCCTTATTAGATTATACTGCATTATTTGAAATGTTGGTTGTTAATAATATTACGGAATTTCATTTTATATGGACTGAAGGTGTTGCCTATACACCTTTAAATGCAGAATTTAAATTTAAAAAAATATTACAAGAAAAATGTTCTGAAAATAACATAACATTTACAGATTATATGGTTAGTGCTGGTTCAATTACTGTTCCATATATCGAAGATACAAATAATAAATTTATACTTAGACAATCATATGATACAACGGCATTGGTTGATGATACATATTGTGCTGACAAATTTGAATTCTTTAATTTAATGAAAGATTCTCAATATGTACCAAAAACATATTTTATAAGTGATTTTTTAGAAATTAATACATTGGATTCCGTTGATTACACTAATATTGTAAATCCAAATGTTTTAATAAAAGCTAGATACCCAAGTTATGATAGTATATTATATCCTGCATTATATACATTAACAAATAATACCGAATTAAATACCTTAAAAACTGAGTTAGAATCAAATTATTTGGCACAAGAATTTATATTTTCAGAAGATAATTTGGTAGATGGTAGATATTCAATTATACGAAGTATTGATATTATATATGGTCAAAATTTGGAAGTAATTAATATGGGGGGATATACACAATCAACTATTATTCCATTATCATTTACTTCAAATGAATTTGTTTCAGGTACAAATAAATTGAATCAAAAAAGTAGATACAAATATATCACAAAAGAATTAGGAAATTTTGCAAAATCTGATTACCATACCGATGATGATAGTGTAATATTAAATTTTAATGGTACATTGTCGGATATTAATACTATTCAAATTGGTGATTATATTCGTTCAATTGATTATGTAGATTTTAATGATAACCATGCTGCAAAATTTGAAGAAGGTAAAATAAGAACATTTGGTTGGGATAGTACACTAGTACAAGATAATTCAACTTTAATTCAAACCGGTTCTGCTTTACAAAATATGGTATCCGCATCGGTTGATACCATATATATCAGAATGACATTATCAGATGGCAGAACTTGGGTAGATGCACCATCTGCAACATATTATATTGAGGAATCCGGTTCTATTACAACAAGGTTTGAAAAAGTAAATAATATGTACATTGGCGATAAATTGGTTATAACTGATTCAACTACCAATGAATTAACTACTGTAACAATTACCGGTTTAGAAATGGAGCATGCACAAAAAACTATCTATGGATTGGATTTTGAACCATCAGATTTATTCTTAGTAGATATTGGTGATGGTGATTTTAGTGTGATGCATAACTCTTGTTGGTGTCCTTGGACATATTGTGGTTATTATTGTCACACAAGCGATTGTGGAGATTGTGGCGGTGGTGGAAATCAAAAACTTCAAGATTAATAAAAAATTAAAATAAAATATATGGCAAAGACTGCAAAAATTAGAGAAGAAAGACCAACAACCGTTATTAAAGCCGTAATTAGTCCATTATCTACGGATTTAAAAACAAAAATATCTACGGCATTTCAAGAAGTTGTAACTAAAATTAAAGAAAAACACTTATCTTAACCTTAATTGTGGTTACATCAATACACATTTAGCACATACTAATCTATTTACTGGCGCCGAAATAGAAGCCATATTAATTCATATGGGAAAAACATCGGATACAATTTATCCAGTTTTTATGGATGGTGAATGGACTGAAATTGGGTGTAAAATGCAAAGTAATGATTTAGATTGGAATGAAGATATTAATTGGTTTTTTGTAAAATTATCAAACTGGATTAATAGTTTAAAATTAGGTATAGAATTAGTAAATCCCCCTCACGCCGTATTTAGAAAATATGAAGTTGGGGATTTTTTTATGAAACATACTGACCAACCGCCTAATCCAATTCCAAAAAGATATATGACAATTGGTATTCAACTTTCAAATGAAATAGAATACGAAGGTGGTAATGTATATGTTTATACAAACGATAATAAAGAACTAATGCAAAAAACATTAGGATATACCTATACATTTGGTATAAATGTACCACATGAAGTAACACCAATTACAAATGGTATTAGAAAATCACTAACAATATTTATTAGTGAACCACACATCAAACGAATTAATTTATTATAATTAGTTATGGAAATAGATTTTTGGTATAGTGATTCCATACCAACACCAGGTATTCAATTTGTAAGTGAAAAGTTATTTCATAATATTTTATTTAAAAATGTAAATATCGATACAATAGAATCCACAAAATTAAACTTTTTAGTTTTTAAATGGAAAATTAGTCCTACTCACATACATTCTATTGAATTTTTAAAATTACTAAAAAAATTACAACAGAAAGATTTTTATTTTATAGCAGATTATTCACACGAAGCACACTACAATACTGATAAATTAAGTTTGTCTTTTTTAAATGAATTAAAATTAAATGGAATCGATATAAATCGTTTAATTCTAGCAACAAACAACTCAGATAAAATCGGGTTACATAAAATAAAATATGGTAATTTTATATTAAATACTTGTTTTTTTCCGTATTTTTATTTACACACATATACTATATTAAAAAATGATATTGGAAACATTGATATAAGTCATAGTATAACTCCCGATAAAAACTTTTTATGCTTAAATAGAAGAATGTATCATCACAAATATAAAATTATAGAAGAATTATTTAATAGAGGAATATTGGATACTACAAGATTTAGTTGGGTAGATAATAAAAATATAAAAAACTTATCAAATAAAAATTTGATTAAACATTTAAACATAGATGTAAATAATTTTAAAGCAATTCAATTAGAAAATGATGTAATGTATGGTAGTGAACTATCTACACATGAAGAATATTTATACACAATAAATCCTAATTGGTATTATAAAAGTAAAGTTAATATTATAACTGAAACAAACTTTGATGAATCAGAAATTCATATAACTGAAAAGACTTGGAAAGCAATATACTTAGGTATTCCATTTGTTATATCGGCATCAAATGGGCATCTCAAAACATTACGGAGCATGGGATTTAAAACATTTAATTCAGTAATTAATGAGGATTATGATGATATGGGTGGTAAAGTTAAAATAAAAAAAATTATAGATAGTGCAATAGAATTATCCAATATCTATGATAGTATAGAAGTATTAGAAATATGTAAATTCAATCAGGAACTATATTTTAATTTAGAACATCGTAGGCAAATGTGTAAAGAAATGTTTTTAGATACACTCTATGAAATTAAAAATTCAATAACCCATAAAACTTTAATTTAATATGCCAACTCTTTGGACATTTGGAGATAGTTTTACTTTTGGTCATGGATGTAGACCGGATGGGCCCACTAATGAATATTATTACAATTATAAAAATGAATCGGATGATGTGTGGCCTAACCTATTGGGACAAATGTTAAATGTAGAAGTTAAAAATTTAGGTAAATGTGGTGCAAGTAATGATTTTATAATAGATTCTATAATTGATAATGTTGATATAATAAAACCAAATGATATAGTAATAATTGAAAAATCATTTTACCAAAGATTTGATATACCTAATTTAAATAATAATACATTTGATATATACTGCGCCGAAGATTTGAGTTCAATTAGTAAAAATTTAAACGAAAAGAATGGAAATAAAAATAAATTAGAAATCGAAACAATATTAAATTATGGTATTTTATTTTCTGATAATTTAGTATTTAAACAAAGACAAAATAAAAGATTTGAATTTATAAAAAAACAATTAAATAATAAAGTAAATAAATTATTAATGTGGGACGTTGTTGATTTTGCATTTAGTAAAATCAATGATTTTGCATTTAATAAAATGGATACAATAAATAAACATACAAATGGTAAAATAAAAGATTTTCATTTCAGTTTCAAAGGACATAAGATATTTAGTGAAATTTTATATAAAAAATTACATAAACCCTCAGAATTACTTTAATATGGTTATTACAATTTTAGCTGAACCAAGAAGTGGTTCAACCAATCTTCTTTATTGGTTTTATCATAATAAAAATTTTACTTTATTATTTGAGCCCTTTAACCCGGCGTCTAAATGGTATCAAAACGAAATTGTACCAAAAGATTACAAATATAATACTAACCATCTTTGTATAAAAGAAATATATTATCCCGGTATAAATTGGGATTCATTATTAAATGTGTCCGATAAAATTATTGTTTTATATAGAGAAAATGGACAAGAACAATTAGAATCTTATTTAAATTCAATAAAAACAAATAAATGGCATACAAATTATATATACAAACCGGAAGAGAATGATTTGTTAAATGAAAAAACAATATTCTTTAATACATTAAAATTAGAATTTAAAGAAAAATATATTAATAATACTACCTACTTTAAAATATCATATGAAGAATTATATTATAATAATGGATTTCAACGGATTGTAGACTACATAGATTTACCAGAAATTGTCAATATTGATTTTCCATATGGTCAAAAATACAGAATAGAAAAAAATATAAATAAATTAATATAAATTTGGTAATATCAAAAATTTGTCGTATATTGTAGTATTAATAACAATTAAACTCTAAACGATGAAACAAAAAACAGAACAAGAATTAAAGCAAAACTATGATAAGTTTATTGCAATAATTAAAAAGTATTTTAAAGGAGAAAGATTGGAGAAATTACTCCATATGTATTCTGAACAAGAATTAGGTGTCAATCTTACACTATCCGCCGCATCTGGCTCAAAACACTATCATAACGCATATATAGGTGGGTATATTGACCACATCTTTAATGTATGTAAGAACGCTCTTAAAATGAGAGACCTGTTCGTAACGCAAGGTGGAGAGATAGATTTCACCGAAGAAGAATTGATATTTAGTTGTCTACATCACGACTTAGGAAAGTTAGGTGTTAAGGGTGAATTACATTATTTACCAAATCAAGAAGAATGGTCTCAAAAGAAATACGGAACTTTATTTGTTCGTAATGAGAATATTCCATATATGACTTTAACGGATAGAACTTTCTTTACTCTTAATCACTATGGTATTCAATATAATGAGAAAGAATATTTTGCAATCAAACTTACTGATGGTATGTATGATGAAGATAATCAAAAGTATTTAGCAGGTCACGACTTAAAGAAACAATTGGTTTATAAGTTACAATTTATTATGCATTGGGCCGACCATATGTCTACAATCATTGAAAGACAAAATAACGAAATTTAATGTCAAAATGTCAAAAGTAGTCCTTTGGTATAGTATTTGGACTATATAGAGTATTATTAACAAAAAAACATTTTATTATGATTTCTTATGATTTCAACGGATTATTCGATGAGTTTTTTCCATTCGAACAACCAAAGACAAGAACAACTTACGTTCCAAACAAATTCGCAGTAGACATTAAAGAAGATTCTGCAACTCTAGCATTATCAGTATTAGGACACAATCCAGATGATATTGAAATTAATTGCTTTGAGGATAAGATTGAAATTAAAGCTAAAAAGACAAAAGAGGATAAAGAAAATCCTTTTAATCAATTAATTTCAGATATTGAAGAAAGGATACAAGTAGGTAAAAACTTTGATGGAAAAAAATCAAAAGCTGAGATTAAAAATGGCATTCTATTAATTACCATCGAAAGAAAAGAAGAATCCAAACCAAAAAAATTAACCTTAAAAGTTGGTTAATTCAGTTATTTTTCGTATATTACAAAGGTAGGAGTTTAGTCACTTCTACCTTTTTTTATACAAATAAATACTTATTACTATGATATACAACGAAAAAATACAAGGATTGTTAGAGGCCTTAGACGGAAAGTTAAGGATTTTACAAAACGGAATTACAGGTGCACAACAAATGTCACCATCCGAAGGCCATACAACATTGGAAGACGCTAGAAAAATAGTAGAGCGTATTTCCGAATTAACTAGAATCAATAGAT